GTGGACGTTTCCTGAACCACTTGCGGCGGCAGCTCCTAACGTAACAGTAGTACTAACTACTTTGTATTGTCCTGAACTTGGGGAAGCGTTGGTTGTATAAGTTTGTGCAGCTCCATCAATCTTTACCTTGATGTCGCTGGCTTTTATATATTCAATTGAAAACGAGTAGGAGGTGGACCCACCGTTTTTAAATTCTTCAGTTGTCGCCATGGGTTAATTACCACCGTTGTTTATTTGTAGATCTTTAAAATCTTGTTAACTGTTCGTTGATTTGCTTCTCTGTTTTGGATCTTTTGATTTCTTTCTTCAAGGATTAATTTCTCAACATTGTTTTCTTTCTTGATCTTCGCCCAAGCTTTTTTCTTAGCTTTATTAAATATCTTTGCAATACGTTTGTAGTGAGGGAATGATCTAGGTTCTGTATCATGTCTACCCATTCTTTTCTCATATTGCATCTCAGCTAAAGAAGCTTGCATACTGGGACTATTGGCTAAGTCCTCAAGCTGTTTTAATAGGTTTTGTTCTCCTATTGCCTTTTGATACATAGACCTTACCCCGGGACTATCACTTAAATCTGTACCATCAGGAGCTGCATATGTAGACGTTCTAAGATCATATCCACTATTAAATAGCATTTCTCTACCCGGTGAATAATCTAAGTTGAAATTCACAGGAGACACCGCGTTAAACATACGGACCATAAAGTTATGATCCTTAATCGGTTGACCAGTAAGTATGTCGTATTTAATAGGTAATGGATTTAAAGCAATATTTTCAGTAATCAGGTTTCTATTTCTGATTGAGCTTTGTATATCAGAACCTAACTCTCGTGTATAAGGAGTTAAAACCTTACCTATTTCATTTCTAAGACTAGATAAAGGTAAAGTGTTATTCATTAAGGACGCAATGATTCTGTTCTGTTGCCCGGGTTGTCCAGAGAACAAGTCAACAAATGATTGCAGTCCAGCTAAATAAGACTTACTGGTGATAGTTCCTGATAAAGCTACAGCTAGTTTCTGGAATCTATCTTCCGCCCATTCTTCTCCCATGAGATCCATGTGATCTCCTATATCCCCTACTAATGCAAGGATTTGGTTATAAGGTTCAAAGGCGTCATAGTTAACCCAGACATTTCCAAGCTTAATTGTTCTTGGTTTCCAACCTGCGTCTATCCATGCTTGTCGTTTCTGTCTATCAGTGGGACCGTTACCGTGTAATTGACCATTTAGGTAAGCCATGCTAGCCATACTTAATGCAGCTCCGCCCATAGCTAACCTTCCGTTAGCCACAGCCTTTGCATTCATTAAGTCACGAGCGTTCTTGATTCCGTATGTCTCTAACCCTGATAGATCACCACCCGGTTTTGCAAAAGCAATGTCCCTATATTCCTTAACTAGGAAGTTAAAACCCGGAGTATGTTTAGCTGTTAGTTGTAATCCATTAATACCAGTCCTAGCAAATAAGAAGAAAGGTCTAGCCCAAGGTGTTTCGTTGAAAGCAGTTTCTAGCTTCTTAGTAAAACCAGTTAAGTCTTGAGTAAGTGTTGCTTCTTTCTTGCTATAAGCCGCAGCCGCATCAGTTATGTTTCCATCTGGATCAAATATTTTCGCATTAAACTTATCCTCCATATCTTTGAAGAATGCAGCATCGAAATTAACGAAATCTCCATCAGGTAAGTTTTCAGCAGCTTCTAAAAATGCCTTCTCCCTAGCTCTAGCTCTACCAATGATTAGCCCGAAAGCATCATCAGTAGCTGCCATGATCTTGGTTGAGTAAGTTAAGAACTTATTATCATTAGCTCCTCTAGCAAGATTAGCTGTACGGAATAAAGCCTTATCAGCTTTACTTCCTCTAGTCTCTGCCCAATGACCATACATATCCCATTGGTCATCTAGCTTACTTCTTTCTACGAATCTGGTTTTATAGGTTGATATATCCCCAGACCAATAAGCATTCAGACGTCTTTTAAATAATTCAAATGATTCTGGTATAGATTCACGCATTGCATTTAATGCAGCCAATCCAGCTCTGGACGTAGCCCAATCACCTCTCATGGCACCACCCATAGCCATAGCCATAGGTCTTGAGAAAGTAGCACTAGATGTACCCATGATTGCTCTTACAGCAGTCTTGGGACCAGATAACACACTATGTGTCATCATTGTTCCTAGCTCTTTAACTAAGGCTCCGACCTTCTTAGGTTGACCCTTAAAGCTTCCACCTCTCATTTTTAAACGCATCCATGCGTCAAGATCATCAAGAGTATGAACATCCTTAGCCATAGATATTCCTTCAAATAGGGTTTTGAATAATTCATCACCACCGTCTTCGGGAGCTATCTGCATAGCCATACGGAACGCATCTATACCTTGTTGAACATCAGCATTTACCATCGCATCTATGTCTTTGCGAGGTGTCTTAACATTAGATTGAAGATCCCTACCCATTTGAGACCATTCAGCATTAGTTTGTTTTCTGATCCTTAAACCAGCTATAAACTTTTCAACTAATTGCTGTGCTGGTCCATCTATATCTCTGAGATCTGCATAGTCACTAAGTTCTCTTCCAATAGTTCCTAAAGCCTTAATATCACTAAGTAATGAACCGTTGATCATATCAACAGTATTCATAAACTCAGGTCTTACAAAATCATAATCTTTTATGTTTCCAAATTTATCTTGGGCTTGGAACTTTTGAGCTTGTATATCTGCCCAGAATTCCTCTGGAGTGAATTCAGAAGTATTCCTACCTTCATATATTCTTTGTGTTAATTCAAGATCTTGAGCTAATAATTCATCGAGTGTCTTGCCTTGACGTTTAGCAGTTTCAGTTAGTTGTGTAATTTTATTCTTACTAAACGCTTTCCTTAGAACTTCTTTAACAGTCTTTCTAGCTTCACCTGAACTACGAGCAATGTTGTCAACTTGTACGTTACTTAAAAAAGATCCAGCAGTACCGTCTTCAGCTCCCCAGTCCTGTTGTATGGATCTAATACCTTTTCTGACACTATCAAAGGTTTCATTAGAAAAAGAGGTAGCTTGCCATGGATCAGCTATTGGTTTGTTTTTAAATCCACCAAAGCCAACTGCTTTCTTTTGTTCTTTTCCTTTTTCAATAATTTGATTAGTAACGCTTTTAGCTCTTTCGAAAACAACTTTCTTCCCTTCTGAAAGATTCTGGACAAGAGTTTTACCAGCTTCAGTTTTTAAACCCCAACCAACTGATTCAAGTATTCCATCTACTTGTAATCCAATTAAACCACCTTCAAGTACATTCTTAAACTTCTTGACCATTGGATGATCATATTCTTGAGTAGCTAATGGTGTATCTAATAGTGGGATCTTTTCTTTTAGTATTCCAGCTACGTTGTCATCTAGTGATGTCTTAGATAGGAGATCAAATCTGGCACCAGTTAAAGCACCTCTCCAAAGTCTTGTACCTAGACCAACACCACCTTTAGTTATACCTCCAAAGCCACCAGTAGTAGCTAGTAAAGAAGTCACATGAGAAGCACCACGAACAAGACCACCTATAAAGGTTTTCGATTCATAAGGATTATCATCATCCTTATATAACCAGTCGTCCCATTCAGTGTCATAACCACCTTCTTTTGCTTCTCTAGACATCTCACCAGAGAAGAAATCAATTACTTGTTCTGGTGCGGTGATGAATGAAGATGCTGTATCTCTTAAGCCAACGACTCCAGAAACTGCAACATCTTTAACACGATCACCTAAATTAAGTTCTTTGTCTTCTACTGATTGTTCTTCTGCTTGAATAGCGGCTGCTTCAGCTTCTCTAGTTTGTTCTCTTTCCTGTGCAGCATTAGTCATTGTTTGGACTGCTGCTGCTGTATCTTCTAATGACAATCCGTCACCAGAACCTAAATCAATAATTGGTTCATCCATTTGTTACCACGGTAATAATTCGCGCATTGATTGACGCGAACCGCAGTTACACGCCGGGAGTCAATAACACTTTTTTGTTGTAAATAGAATTTGTGACATTAGCTTCTGAATCTGTTTGTTCATAACCAAAGTCGATAAATGCTCTTGAATATCTAGAGCGTGTTGGGTAGTGATATAAGAGTCTTGCTCTATTAGGTGTATTCTCTATCTCATCTACATCTCTATCTTTAACTTCTGATTCACCTTGAGAAATTAGTGCAACTTGTCTTTGTGCTAAGTCAAATGGACTAACACCAAGTCTTTCTGCAAGTTGTATATAATGTTCAGGTATATCTCTTTGTAGTAATAATGGGGTTTTAGACCAGTCAAGTAAACCTTTCTTATCTTTTAAAGAAGCAGTTACTATTCTCTGTTTCCATTGACCACCACCACCTTGACTCATGGCTATAGCTATATTTTTTAGTTTAGCTTCATCGCTGGTAGAGTCATATTCCCCAGCCATCATATTTACTCGCGTATTTTCATCTTCAACAGCAGCAAAGATAGCATCTTTAGCAGTGTTAAAAGCTTGGTCATTAGTTGCTACTTTTACACCATCTTTAAATAACGTGTTTTGATAAACCTGATTAAATAATTCTGTTAACTTTGTATTTAGGTTTAACCACTCCTCAGTTGCTGGATCACCTTCACCGATTTCGTCTTCAGTTCCTTGGTTAGTAGCAGCTCTAATATATTGTGAGGCTAACTTTGCTTGACCAGTACCCGGTGTAAGAGCACTAACACCTGAGATTTTATCTTTGTATTTATTGTAAACCTCATTACTCGTATTAGCTAATTGCCAATCATATAAGATACCATCCTGACGTCTAAGCTGATTTTCTATACGTTCTTCAGCGAGGTAATCTTCTTCATACCCAAGTAAAGCACCTTGTAATTCAACAGGGACATAGCCATCATATTTATCTTTATAGTAGGCATTCATCCACTGTTTCTCGTCATTCGTCCAGTCGTCTTTAGATCTAATAATCTGTAGATCACCAGCGATCATATTATCTCTTTTATCCTCTCTGGCTTCAGTACCTAACTTAGCTGCTCCTGATAATCTCTCTGGTAGATCCTCCCACTCTTTCCATGAGGTCATGGACTTCATAGATCCATCACGAGCTTGCTCTTCGTGATTGATGATAGACATCGCCTCTGGATATGTGATGTCATCATTACTAACTGCATTAACTAAATAATCAGCAAATGCAAGTCTACCTACACCTACCGTAGTGCCTTCTCTCGCTGCGAATCTTCTAGCAAATTTATCAGCATTAGCAAATCCATCAGCAGGGTTAGCTGTTATAAAACTATTTTCAATAAATTCCTTATCAGCCTCTTTGACTTGAATTTGGTATGCCTTTTCTCTTTGAAGAGATTGTTGATTGCTTCTCTTCAAATCATATTTATCTATCTCAGGCTTAAGGACTGTAGCTATTAAACCTTCATTCAACCCTGCAAAACGTCTTGCATAGTTGAATTTAATCTTGCTATCTAATGCAGCTTGCTCAGCAGGCGTTTCAGGTTGATTTCCAGATTGACCTCCGATTTCTACTAGAACACCATTTCTATTTACAGTAACTGTTTCAGTCTCTAGAGCTTGATAGTAATAAGCGTCGTACCCTTTAGCTTCTTTCTTTACCCAAGCTTCAGCTAAAGCATATCTTTGCCAACCTGCCATCTTACGGAACTCTTGAGCCGTAGTGCTATCTCCTTCTGCTTCAACTTTATTGGCAAACTCTTGAGCGTTTAAATCATCTTCAAATAATAAATCTCGTTCACCTCTAAAGACACCTTCAAGTTGTGGAGAAATACCCTGAGTTAAAACATCAAAAGCTATTTGAGCTTTCTTGTCTTCTCTATATTTATCTCTCCTGTCTTCAGCTATTTTTAAAACACTCTCTGAAATATTCCCTAAATTTGTTAATAGGGCATCAGTTTTTCTAAATTGACGCTCACTGTTAGTTAGTAAAGCGTTTAGATTATTTGCTTCTGAAGCTCGTATCTTTGCATTAGATGCAGCCTGTTCAGGTAGAACGTCTACTATCTTTTCTGGATCAAAC